TTGAGCGTATGAATGACGGTGTACTCGAAACTCGTACTGCTTCAACAGTCGAGCACATTGCTGCATTCTTTAACTCAAGCAATGAAGGTCCAAATGCGAAAAATAAGCAAGATTTTGGCTGGCGCTTAACTCCTGAAGATTTGGTTGAACTTGAAGAACTCAAGGAAGATCAGAACGTAATGGAGCGCATCGCGGCTGCATATCAAATTCCTGTTGAGGACGTTGCCGATTACAATGTATTGAAGTACATGGCTAGCAAGCGATTCAAAACTGTTCAGCGTGATACTAAGGGCGAGGATAAGAGTTACGAAAGTGATTACGACCGCCGTGTTCGTGAAGCTCGCGAGGGTAAAAGTAGCGAACCTGCGCCTGAAGAGAAGAAACCAGTTGCAAAATCAGACGAAAAGCCTGATAATGGAGCTAAAGATAAGCAATAACAGGGGGTAGCTCATGCAGCCGGGACAATCATCAGGATCGAAAAAGGGTAATATTACTACTCAGAACCTAGTCCCGGCTGGTGCTGCTACTGAAGGCTCGGCTGTCGAGCTCGAACTTGGTGGTGCTTATAACTTCCTTGGAATACAAGTAACCGGTACCTATACCGGTGCTTTGTCTGTTCAATTCTCTGTCGATGGTACGACTTGGGTAACAGTTGGCGGTACAGTAGTTGGAAACTCTATTGAAGATATCACCGTTGGTACCGCGCTCGCAACCATCGTTTCGGCGGCTCAAGGTATTCGCCGAATACGATGTACTGGTATGCTAAAAGCTCGTGTTACCGGGCTTGCAGCAATGACTGGTACGGCAGTCGTATCATTAGTAGCAACTAACTAAACGGAGGTCAATCATGGCTGAAACTAAACGAGAAGAATTTGATCCAGTAGCACATGGTCAAGCAACAGCAAAAGAAAACTCAAAGGGCGTTCGTGCAGCCGTTGAGAAAAATGAAAAAGTCCTTGATGGTAACATTGAAGAGGCTCAAAATCTTGCGAAGAAAAACGCAAAACTTGATGATAAAGCTCGCGGTAAAGCAGAAATGAAGCCGCAAGATGTTGGTACCGCTGAACGCGATATCCCTGAAGGTGCGCCGGTAACGGACGAACCTGAATCATCAAGCAATAACGAAAAGAAAGCCGCTTCTAAAGATGCTGATGTCAAAAAAGACATGCCAGATGATGAGAAGCGCCAGAATACCGATAAGGATTCTGCAACACCGGCACCTGAAGCAACAAACAGTCCAAAAGAAACTCCTGCTGTTAATAAGACGGCTGATAAAAAGTAGTTTCAACTATATCAGATTCGTAAGAATCATCTTGAGAAGCCTGCGTTACATACATAACGCAGGTTTTTTCGTCAAACTCTTGCTCGATCGCACAGTACATATATTTAACCGTATCGGCTGCGTGCGATTCGGTTTTGTGTTCAGGTCCCATGTAATCACCGGTAAGCGGATTGTATTTTCGCTTGTATAGATATAGCTTACGGATCAGTTCTACGCAGGTAGGTTGGTGAATCGTAGACTTAGCCACGCCGTTGATGGCACGGTTGATGCCGTCCTCTTTCGGCTCGCGCCGAAGCAGGCTGCTGTTCGTGAGCCCCATGTCGCGGATTTTCTCGATGCGTGAGATGGCATCGCTATCGCGGACCGATCCATCGTGAGGGAAGAAGTGCCATGCGTAATTATATGGCTTTGCCTGCACGAATTTCACATGGCTTTCGTTCTTGAGGTTGTGGCTTTCGTAGTAGTCGATGATAGCAGTAACTGCTTGTCCGGTCCGGTTCAAGTAATGCTGAAAGAATACGATTGCAGTACTATCGCTCATACCAAGGTCCCATGCTGTATAAACCGGATAATCCGGATTGTATTTATGGATACCGATTCGTCCTTTTTCTTCCATGCTTTTAAGCACTTGACCGTAGTAAGAGGTACTCGAAGCTTGACCCCAATCACAAAGAAATTCTTGCCGGAACCAGAAATCATTACCATTTTTAGCAATTGTATCTTGTCGGATACGCTCAAGAGTTTCCTCAGAAAGATACTCGCGTGCCGTGATCAGGCTGGCATATTCCATTTTGTCCCCGGTAGCCCAATTCTCAAGGGCGCGATCGAACATAATCTTGAAGGTGCCACCAGAGATACCATCGATTTTTGGCGTACTCTGAATGATTACCTGACCACCGTTCACCTCAATAATAGGAATCACCACATCGTATGCGGCGCTATCGATATCAACGAACTCGGAAAAGATATAGAGTTTACCGTTGGCACCACGAAGCGCGTCCGGGTCCTTCGTACCAAGTACCTGAAAGGTTGATCCGTTGACTAGCCGAATGAGCATTTCATCATCACGCTTGCTCGCGATCAGTTCTTCAGGAATAGCATCGAGCGTCTTGAATCCATCATTTTCGATGTTATTCCAAAAGGACTTTCGCCCCTGTTCTTTGGTCGGAAATACCAGCACCACGTTCATCGGCTTCTCGACCATCTTATTTACCGCGTAGCTGAAGGCAGTCTTGTCTTTGCCGCCACGCCGCGACCAGCACCACACCGCTAATCGAATACCGGATTCCAAAGCACGCAAGGCTTCCGCCTGATACCAGCGAGGCTTGAAATTGACCGGTAGTTGAATCGTAGAAATCATATTGTAATAATAGCATTATTTTGCTATTGCTTTTATTATTGACATTCAAGTACAATTAATATAGCAAATGGCTTCGTGTGATAATTAATAGATTTTTGGGGGTATTTTATGGCTTATGGTACTAAAACCGCCAACGTAATGGACATTCCACTAAGCGTAAGCTCAGTGTTCGCGCCTCACGTTGGTGATAATGGATATTCAGCAGTCGATGTAAACAGCATTCGCGTGCTTAGCATCGCTAACGGTTCACTTGCGGACTACGATGAAAATTCAGCTACGGCTCCCTTCGGCGCAGCTTCGCTGGTTGTTCCAGCTGAGCAAGTTCTTACTCTTGCTTACAATAAAAGTATGCTGCTCCGTGTGCAGAAAACACAAATCCAAGATCAGCCTATCGCTGACTTCAGTAAAAAGGTTGCGCTTCAGCAAGCTGACGAGGTATTCGTACCTTCTCACGATGCGTACTCTCTTGGTAAATTGCTTGCAGCTCGTCCGGGTGGTAACAAGGTTGTATTCGATGCCAACGCTGGTACGAACGATCTGAAGTTGCAGTTTGGTCGTTTGATCGACAAGGTTAAAACTGGTGGTGGTGCTGTTGGTAGCGTTGTCGCTTGGGTCGGTTACGACATTGCTTCTCAAATCCGTTCACTTATCAACTACACCGGTTCTGACGCAGGTTACACTGACGGCAAAAACGGTTACCTTGGTAAGCTCGCCGGTGCGAAAGTTGTTGAAACTCCTGATGCGTATCTTGGTACTGGTGTTTACGCCCTTGCTGCTGACAAGCGAGCAATCGTGAACGTCAAGCCTAAGATGGACCCTAAAGGTGATGGCGTTGTCGTTATCGAAAAGGTCCCTGGCTTCTCAGGAATCGAAATCCAGATGCGCGACCGAGGCGATACCTTCGTTCTTACGAAGAAAGCTCGTGCAGTTGCATCGCTTGAAAACGACTGATCCTAGGATTAACAGTTCTCAGAGAGGGGTTCGCCCCTCTCTTTTTTATGCTATTGCTTATCATTTTTGTGCTACAATAACAAGTAGAATATAGCAGGGGAAAATAACACATGGATTTACAACATCTTAGGGCAAGCGATGGTACAGGTGAGGCAGTATTAGCCCACATTCAATCTGTTCGCAATCCGGGCTCTACCGTACTTGATCTGGACAACGTAGACAACTGGAACTCTAAGGTGATTGTAGTTACCGGCACGCCGGCAGCTAACGGATACATCGCCACTGCCGGCATGAAGGTAATGTGGGGACACATCACCGCTGGCGATCTTATTATTGACGGCTTCGCTCCCGGTTATGCTGACAATGGGAACACCACTTCAGAAGTGGCTATCGTCAAAATGACCACTAATTGGGCTGACGCTCTGGTTGATCTTTTAGGTATATCACTTCAAGATAACGGAAAGCTCAAGACTACTTCACTCGATGATTTTTTCAAGCCTTCTGAAGTTATTGGTCAGAACTTCGTAGCAAGTGGGGGTATCGTAACAGCCGTTGGGGGCTTGCAAGCTTCTTTTACTGCGGCAGTTGTCTATGTGAATGGTTTGCGATATACCGTTCCTTTAGTAACCGCTCGAACTTATACAGCATCAAAAGATACTTAT